TCCATATCCATAGATTCTAAATCCTTTTGAATTTGTTCAAAAGCATTTCTAGTTACTTGGTCAGTAAAATATTCTTCTATTGTTTTCTTAACAATATTTTCTACAACAAATATCTTATAATATTTTTGTATTTCATTTATTAAACGCCAATGTGCACTATCATCTCGTAACCATACTTCATATTCTATAGTATCAAATACATCTTCAACTTCTTTATCAGAAAGTGTTTCTACTAAAATATTAGTATACTTATCTAATAAAACTCTATAAACAATAATATTAGGGTCGTCAAAAATGTCTGTTATATTATTTACACATTCTTCATATAAAGCATCATAATCTTCTGCTGGGATTATATTTTGTGCATAAATATCATTATTTAAATATTTGATATCTACTTTAACTGCCTCAATCGGTTCTTTTTCTTCTTCAACAAAATTTAAAATAGCTTTTTCTTCTAATTCTTTTAACATATCAGATTCCTCCTTTTATAATATATATGTTCAATTATATTATACCTTATAATATAATTGTAATAAAGTAAAAAAAGAGCCATTAAACTATAATGTTCAATGGCTCCTCTAAACATTTCACACTAATTATCTAGTGTAGATTCTACTATTTTGGACTTTTTCTGTCTTTTCTTTTTAACTAAAGTTTCTTTTTGTGAAGATTCTAATGACAATCTATTCATCTCATTTTTGCGAACTACACATGAATTAAAATTAGCATTAGGTTTATACGTTTTTTCAGACGAACACCATCTAGCAAACTTACAAGGCATTTGAGTTATATTACATATGTAATAAATCCCGCTGCCTATATTTTTTTCTTCACCAAAATTGCAAAAATTCATAAAGATTATTATTCGACAGTTAAAATAATAGAATCTGAATAGTCGCCATATGTGGCAGTAATAGTCATATTACCAGCAGTTGCAGTATCAGCAATAGTAATTAATCCTGTATTTTCTGCAACAGTTACACCTGTGATAGAACCAGAAGTAGTGAAAGTTACACCACTTGTTAATAAAGTACGATTATCTAAACTATTATATAAGCCGATAACATTTAACTGATAATTAGCAGCAGTTGCAGCAGCAGCCTTAATATTACCATTTGTGATGATAATACCATTAATATTCTGCTCAGATAATGCAACTGGTACCCACTTAATTGTAGCATACATATCACCAGTAGAGCAATCTTCAGCCTTAACATTTAATGCCTTACCACTTAATGATTCATTAGATACGCCATCTGCACTTAATGATAATTCATAGTTACCAGATACTTGGAACTTAGGAATATTATATTGTAATACATAAGCTAAATTCATGTTTTCATCACGTAACTGAATGAATAAAGTTAAATCAACAACCTTTGGTGGAGTAGTTGTTTCAATGGTTAATGTGTCTACAGTTTCATAAACTTCATAAATAGCATGTACTAACTGTCCACTCATGCTAGGAACAGAGATTACATACTGACCATTTCCGTTTTGAGTAGCAGTAGCCTGAGCTGCAGTATCTTCATCTAAGAAAACGTTAACAACACCAACAGGTACCTTACTGATTGTTCCATTACCTGAAGCATCTAAAGTTAAACATTCATCTTCAAGAATCTTTACATTACGATTAAGAATATCACTACCAACATTTAATGGTAAGAAAGCCTTTGAGAAAGTTACCTTTTCGATTGTAGCTTCAAGTGTCTTATCATGCATATAAACGCCTTGAATTACGTTATTAATACCACCACGAATTTCTTCTTCTGTCATAGATAAGCTGACAGCAGTAGAAGCATTAGTAGTACCATAGAATAAACCAGCGCCTGTCTGAGGGTCACGACCTACTACATTAGCAACAGAAACTAAAAAATATTTCATAATTTTCCTCCTGTTTATCTATTTTTCAAGTCAGGAATTTCAAATGCACCGACCGACTTTGCTATTCCTGACTGAGCAAAATCATCTGATTTTATTAATAAATCATCATATCTTCCCTTTTCAAAATTAAGTGGCTCTAAATAATATTTAATTTTATTTTGGAATTTAACCATACCACTAGCTTGTAAAGGATATAATGTTTTATAATCTATATACTGTTGTAAATAGCCAAAATGATATTTAAATTGATACAAAGTATAATCTTTAAAACTTTTACTGTTAACATCTATACCAGAAATTGCAATAAAAGCAAAAATTTCATCCGAGAAAGACATTGATTTTTGTGAGTTGTATTTTTCTATTTTAATTTTTTCCATGTCAGCATTATAACCTTCAATACTTTTTAACGATACGCCATTCTGTTTAAGAACGGTTTCTCTAACAATGTCAAAAATATCTTCATCTATTTTTAACATTTTATCACCCTTTTTAATTATAATATAAAAAGGACTATTAAAAATATCCAAAGGATTAGTCAACTGCATATTTCCAATAACAACAATATCATCGCCATTATTGTTATCTATTTTACAAGTATCTATAAAAAATTTTCTTATCAATTCTATTACCCCGTAATAATCCCCAATACCACGGTAACTATAGCCATATAGCATAGCTTTTAAATAAGAATTTTTATAAATGCCTTTTATTCCATCAAACGGCATATTTGTTTTATCTACAAATTCCATTTTGTCTCTACCAAATAAAGTGTTTAAAATATCTGCTTTTTCTTTTTCAAATAATTTTATAGGATAAAAGGGAACCCCTTCAATACTTTGAGGTTCCCCTATGATATCCTTATACTCAGAATAAAAATCTTTTAATTCCATTAATCAGAAATATTAGTAGACATAATTAAAATATATCCACTATACTCCTTATTGTATGTAACAAGTTTCATATCTCCATTATAATCTTCATCATCATTAATGTATAAATAATTTTTATTATCACTTAATGGTTTACCATTTAAACAATCAATAACATTTTGACACATTGCAAACGCCCTATTGTCAAACGGAGTTACTTCTGTGTTACATAACATCTTTTTATCATTAACTATAAATTGAAAAAGAACAGACACTTTTGCTGTTGAAGGAGTTTCAGAATATCCTGATAAAACCTGAATTCTCATTTGGGCAAAAACTTTACCCTCATCAGAAGTCATAGCCTCTTCAGAGAATTTTTGTAAAACAACATTATATCTATCTGTATTAATAGAATCTGTACATATCATTGAACGCTTTTCTTCTAATGAAAGATTATCTTTACCTAATGGGTTATCATATTTCATAAGCTTCCACAGCTCTTCATTATCTGTCATTAATTTATTTATAATATCATATGGTAAAGTTCTTACACTACCATATGTAGCATAATAAACATTTTTTTGCATATCTCTATTATTATAAAAATCCACTACAAAGCACCTCCCAGCCAAACATATACCGTTGTTATATCTTCGGTAGTTAAGTTAGTAAAATCTATTTTTAATGGAGCCTTTGTATATTGTTTATTATTTGTAATTACAAACTCATTGCCTGTTAAATTACTAATCGTATAATTCAACGTTGGCACTCCTGAACAGACAGCTTCAAAAATATCAGAACCTTTTAACCCATTAATATAATTATAAATATTAATATTAACATTTTCTCCCTGCCTTAAAGAAATACTATTTTCTATATTAATAATATCTCCATTAAGGGAATCATCAATTTGAATATCAGAGCCATTATAAGCTAAAGAATTATCTAAATCATCTTCTGGGAGTTCAGCTGTTAATCTCAAATAAACATATAAAAGACCTTCATCAATATTGTCATTATATTGATAAACAACATATGTACGCCCATTCAACACAAAACGTTGATTAACATAAATGGTAGAAGTATCTGCATTCTGTTGTACAATAGCAATAATAGCACCAGATTCTACATTGAAGCCTTGACCACTATCAAGAATATTAGTCTTAGTCATTTCTGTATTAAAATAACAAGGGTAACTATAAACTTTTTTTGTATTACTATCTTGCCATTTTAATTGTTGATTACAAGGTAACATTCTGCCATGTACATTATACAACAATCTACAATCTAAAGATTCTAAAATCCAAAACTTATATTCAGGTGGAGTAACATTATTATGATAATAATCAAATTGAATATAATCACCAATTTTAAATCTAACATCATTATAAGGGTAAGATAACAAATGTAAATAACCTACAGTCTTTTCACCAGCATTACCTTCATATATCCAAGTTTTATAAGTAATACCATAATTCATATTCCTATAAACTATACGAAAATCTACAGAATCTTCAAAACCTTCTTTAATCGTATCACTAGTATTATCTGCCCAATTAGAACCTAATACCCCTGCTTTTAACATTTTCATAGTACAGGTTTGTCCATAGCTCTTTGGTGTTAAAGCCATATTTTAACCTCTTCCAGACAAACCTTTTAAGCGGTCGTGAGACCTTCTATACGAATATTTATTAATCATGCTTTCAACTCTATCTCTCCACTGAGTGATTGAAACATTACTTAATTGTTTTAACTGTTCAGCCTGACTATGAATTTTTACAGTTGTACTATATGTAACCTGATTTAATGTTTTTGCATTACCTAAATAAGATTCATAATATGCTATTTGTTCGGACTCGGCTAAGATGGCACATTCGTCATCGTCCAAATCGTCATCAAAAGAACCAATATCAAAAAAAGCAATAGTAACTTGAGCATTAGGAGCTGGGGTATCTTCTAATGTCAAAATATTAGTTTCACTATCATAAGTATATGCAATGGTTTCTTGTAATAAATCATCATCTTCCTTCTTTATCCCTACATAAATATTTGTTTGTAAATCTGTAGGGGCAGGAGTTAACTGAAATTCATTATCATAACCATCACCCGTAAACACATACTCACTTACAGAATACGGGGTATACTTATTTAAATCTTTTAAACAATCATAAACAAAAGCAGCTTTACCGATAATTAATTGTTTATAACACAACTCATAATATTGATAAGATGGTAACGTGGCCAATGTTGTATCTTTTCTTAAAATTGTAGCAAGACAATGTATTTTTTCAAAACTTGTCGCCATAAAATATCACCTTATCCTTTCTCTAAATATCATTTAATATATGATATTATTATCTTTTTATCTGTCTAAAAATCTTTAACAGAGTTTCGACATCTTTTAATCTTACACCAAAATAATTTTCTAAAGTTTCAATAGAAGCTCTAGGCACTCTGTTCAATTCGCCATCTAACATTTTCCCAACGATAGTATAAAGAATTAAATGACATACACTTACTTTTCTCTTGCCATCACTTAGATTATTAAATTCTTTAACGATAGCACCTTCGTCGCCCTCATCTAATAACGAACAAATCTTATCCATGTCAATAATTGTCTTTACTTTTATTCTGAAACGTTCAAGAGCATTATCCTGCATAATACAAATGCCGTCTTCAAATAATGTTCTGTTTGAAATCTTCTTAAAAATCTGATTTAATTCATTTACATCACATTCTACCCATTCATCATAAGGTAAAGTAATAATTACATCTCTATTAGGCGATGACAATTCAACACCATTAAGTTCTAAGCATTTAACTAAACATGTTTCAGCTTGTTTAGAACTTGACGGTGTATCTAAAACTCTAGCAGATAGTTCTAACAATCTATCATTTTCTTCTTTTGCCTTTTTATTGGCTTCTTGTAATAAACGAATCTGCTCTTTCAAGAGCTCTAATTCTTTTTGAACATTTTTTTCTCTGGCTCTTGACGCTTCTAAATCAGCAGCCATTTCCCATTCTTCCATAGTTTCAGGAACAACATCTGGGTTAACTTCTGAAACTTCTTCTTTTACCTTTTTGGTCTTCTTTGTCTTTTTATCAATATCCTTTTCGGATGAAACTTTTTTTTCTGTCATATCATTTTCCTTTCTACAATCTTAATGTCAAAGGGGAGTATAACTCCCCTCAACATTAAATTTTATATAAATTATATTTTATTAATTATAAAAATTAATGAACCTTAATAACGCCGTAGTTTGCAGCAGTAGCAATTGCAGCATCAAAGGCCATGAAGTATGCATAATGAACCTTACGCAGTGAACCTTCATTAGCTTCCTTAGTAACAACAGCGACATAATTTTCACGAGCTAATGTTACAGGCTTAGAACCAACATCGCTTAATAATACAATCATATCATCAGGCAGTAATACTGGCTTAGCAGCAGCAACAAACGGAACTGATAAATCAGTTGCCTGTGGTAATAAGATATTGTCAATACCATAAGCACGACCTAAGAAACCGTTACGTACATATTCATCCTGAGTTTCAAAACCATAGTTAGTGGTTGCGATAGCACCAGCATACTGGAATGCAGGTAATGTACCATAAGCCTTAACTGGAGAACCACCGTTTACAGCCTGAAGGTCAGAAATCATTGTAGTAACTGCAGTAGCACTAAATGATGCTGAATAGAACGGAGTTCCATTTACCAACGCACTATCAAAGATTAAGCCAGCAACAAGCTTATACTGAGCATATAACAGAGACATAGCAACCTTAGCTACTTCTCTACCCCAGTCAAATGTACCAGACAGGATTCTCATATAATCCATCTGAACACCAGTTGAATAAACCTTTGGAGTAATAGTGATAGCCTGCTTAGTTACACCTTCTAACAGAGTAACATTGCTCATATAAGAGTTTCTCTGTGCAATAGGTAAACCCTTAGGTTCAATTTCAATTGTTAAAGAATCACCAACACCAACATTTTCGATGTTAGCAAGATTCAGTAAAGCAGTAGGATTAGCATTAGCAATAATGCCTCCGATAGATTCAACAATAATTGAATTATAAATAGTTTCAAACTGTCCACCCATAGAGAAAGCTCTCATTAAGCCTTCCTTAGTGTTAACGTTCAGGAAGTCCATTCCAGACTTTTCAGCAGCAAAACCTAATAAAGCCTTAGTAATCTGCTGGTTCTTTTCCTTATATTCCTTTTCACCCATTTCATATCTGTCACCAAACATACCACTATTTCCATAGTACTTGGTAGCAGCTACATTACCGAGTTCCATTAAAGAATCAACAATAACTTTTGCTTCATCAGAAGTTGCAGAGAAATCTCTAATTGTATTAACTACTTTTTCCATATTCTCTTACCCTCCTATTATTCACCTGCAGGGATAGCTACAATACAAACCATTGTAGGGATGAATCCATCTGTTAATGAACCACCGAACTGACCGCCTGCTCTTACATACTTTTTAGCTTCAACTCTTAAAATGCCACTTTCGCCAGAAGCTAACTGATATTCACCAGCCTGAGTCCGTAAGAAACCACCGACTGCTGGAGCTGTGCCATCAATTGCAGCCTCAGCAATTTCAAATCTTGTCCATGCTTCTAAAGCAACAACACAAACTACATCACCAGCGTGGAACTCATACTGAGTATAATCAGGCTGGCCATCAGGTCTACGACCATCAGCTAACTGTTCCCAACCATCGTTAATAACAATACCAAGCATAGTGCTGTTAGCAGTAGGAGCAGCAGCAACATAAACCTGATAATTGTTAGGGATAGTGGTATCTAATGTTGATAAATCAACGATTGCACCTGCCTGTAAAGTAGTATCAGCAGGTACTCTTGCCAAGAACACGTTCTTTTCAGGAATACGTGTAATTGGAGCAACATAACACTGTGCCATAATTTTTTCTTCCTCCTATTTTTACTTTGAATATTTATTACTCATGCTTTCAAGAGTAACATCCGTTTTAATTTCTGCACCATCAAAAGCAGGCATATAAGAGAACATCTTCGGTTCTTTATTCAGCCTTTCTTCCTTTGCTAATTTAGCAATGTGCTCGAATAATTTAGCAGAGAACTGGTCTTTTGATAATTTCTTCATATCTTTTTCAAAGCACTTAAAGTCTTCTTCTTCAAGACATACCTGATATTCCTTTAAAAGGTCTCCCATACAAGCCATTTCTTTTTCTCTCTCTAAAGCCATAATGCGCTTGTTGAGTTCTTCTAACTGAGCAGCGTTTTCTTCTGCCTTCTTGCGCCAATAATCTTTATCAGCATCAACGTCATCTTCTAAACCTTCTTCGCCTTCATCATCAGGTTCAAATTCGTTCTTCTTGACTTCTTCTTCAACTTTTTCTTTCAGCTCTTCTTTTACATCATCTTCCTGAGCTTCTGCGTCGTCACGAATTTCTTCAAGGTCTTTGTTGTCTTTGTCTAACTTGTTTTCAATAACTTTGTTATCCATAGAATCTTTCTCCTTTCCTTCTTCTTCAATTTCAAGGTCTTTATAAATCTTTTCGATTTTGTCTACTACTCCCTGCTCGCCCTCTGCTTTAGCGTAACCAAGAGCACTAGATAAACCATGTCTATTGTAGAAAGCCTCACCATTTTTAATTTCCATTACAGGATATTTAAGTTTAGTGCTAGGAGAATCTTCCCATCCCTCTTCTACAAGCATATAGACATCCTTGACCAAATCTTTATAGTTAGAGGCTTTTAAAACTTCTTCTCTAAGCTTAGTTTTATCCACATCGCCCCATGGCGTATCAGATAATTTTTCCTTAGATTTATCAACTTTTATAGCCTTACCAACACCATATTCATCTTTTGCATTCAAAAGAACTTTATCTAAAATAAATTTCTTTTTAATAGACATAATATTGTCCCCTTTCTTGCAAAAACTATCATAATAATCGTTATATTGTTCATTAGAAAATTTTAAAACATTTAATTGAGAGCCTTCAATTCCCTCAAGAATTCCATCTCCTAACAAACAAACTCCACGAAGTTTAAACTTATCAATTACTAAAACTCTAGAATCGTTATCTTGCCATCCGTCTTCTACTACAATTTCAATAGAAACTTTTGTATGACCATCCTTATATTCTAAAATTCGCATAAGATTAGGCAAATAAACTTTATGTAAAATACATGTAACTCTAACATAAGTTTTACCATCTCTATCTACATACTCAATTTTAGAACCATAAGGAATATGACCAGCAATGCACATAGTAGCATCTCCGTCACGTGAATGCTCTTCAAAATCTGTAGCTAATACTTCTCCAAATTTTGTATTATATCTATATATAATAGGTTTATTATAAAAACTATTCTTAGATTTTTCTACACATTCCCTTGAAATATCACAATGGTTTCTATTAACACCCAAATGTAACAAATCAATTTCAGCAATTGCTAAATCGTCATCTTCTTCTAATGTTTTTAAAGAGTCCAACTCAAACTCAAGCAATAAAGATTTATTATCTTCCATTCTTTGTTCCTCCTTTATTATTAGACCATTCTGTCAATGCCTTATCTAATTCTTTACTTTTAACATATTTATAGATAAGCTTACCTGTCTTTGAAGAAACAAAACTGCTTACAGGAACGATTTCTTTTTGATACAAAAATTTAGCAAGTTTTAAACTTCCACATTTAAAAAACTTAATTTCTCCAATGTTTTCTAATTCTTCAACATTACAAATTTCCATATTATACCTCCTACGACCATACATCTCTAGACTCACGTGTTGCTTCTCCAGCTTCACTCAATTCTGCATCTGTGAGTCTTTCTGCACCAGTCTCGCCATTAACATTACTACTTTGGAACTGAGACTGTAAAGGCTTCATATTCTCTTTGATGCCTAAAGAATCTTCCAACATAGATAAACTATTTAATTCGTGTGGCAAATATCCACATACACTTGCCAACATAGATACAGGGAAATTAGCTGTAGTAACTATTTTTGAAATTGCAGCCATGTCGTCTCTTCGTGTTAAATTATTACCACTAAATCTTACGCTCCAATGATATGGCTTAACTTTTAAATTTAATAACCAGTTAACCATATTATCAAACTGAGGATATAAGTTTTTAGAAACATAATAAAAATCTATTTCAGCATTTAAAACAATAGCTTTAGCGCTATCATTATCTGATTCTCCAAAGAAGTTACCAGTAGTACCCATTGAAGAATAAAAGACATTATTAGATAAATTAACAACATCATCCATTGTCCCAACCTGATTAGTGACAATTGGCTCAATATCAAATGGAGTAGCAAATACACTCATATTATCAGGCAATGTACTTTGTATCATAGCAACAATATCGGCAGCCTCAGAATAAGGGAATGCCATTTCGTCGCTATTTCTTTTCATTGGAATCTTGGCGGCAAGTACTTTCCAAAGTTCCAATACAGATTTATCCTTTAATAATTGTCTATAAGAAAGAAGGTCTAAAGCAGAACCGAATGTCGGGGCAAGAGGTGGAACTCTTGTTGCTCTATTAGGGTCAAACGTAAAGACCCAACATTTATCTTGAGGCATAGCATAATATTGATAAGGCGCTAAATCCTTACCCTGTAAACCCTCTTTTCTTTTTTCTAAAAATACTTTATAAGCACTTTGTATCTCTGGCACTACATTTGGCATAAATGCCATTCTATCGAAGTAGCTTAAATCAATTGCTGCTGTCCAACCCAATGCCCATTTAGATGTTATATAACAATAATCTGTTGGTAATTGTAAAAATGAAACTTCTGTATTCATATCCTCAATCCACCAGAAACTTACACCATCTTGCATTGTAGCTAAAGCAATAGAATGAAATTTATCATGAGGCTTAATCCTTGCAATTAAGTCACACGCCTTATAATAACTTCGCTTATATCCACTCTCATCTTCTTCAAGATATTGTTCAGTCTTTACATCTTTCGGAAATAAAGAACAATTAAAAGATAAAATATCAGCATAATAATGAACAGCTTTATGATATTGTCCAACAGCATATTCCAAATACTGGGACAATGCTCTTAAATTCTTTTCATAACGTTGTGGCTGTAACAACCACATTGAAATATCTTTATTAGTTGCTTCACTTGGATTAAAGTTAATTTCTTGTGTCAGCTGTTCTGCTAAGATTGGTTCATATTTGCCACTACTAGCAGACAGTTGAGCTAACACCTGTGCCTGAGTAATATCTTTTTTTAAAGAGGTAGCAAACTCTTTAACAAAATCTTCTGTGTTTGTAGAATTAGAAGATACATCGTTCTTATTATTTTGCCCATTAATTTTTTTATATTCTTTATAAGGTCTCTTCTTCACAGTTTGCTCCTTTCTTTTATATAAATTTAAAACCACTTCTTTTTCTCAAAGAAAAATTAGGGTTCTTTATTTTTGAATCTTCCATTGCCTTTCTATAAGCCTCTGCACCATATTCATTATTGTCTTTTAAAATTCCTCTTTCTAACAAAGAAATAAAATAATTTCCATATGCAGCTGCTGAATAACGGTCTTTTCTCCCGTCTCTAGGCTCCTGAAGTTTAATGTTGCCACTATTTAAAGACATTTCCAAATTTACACATTCTTTTATTAACTCACTATGTTCAATAAAAGGTCTAATAAAAAATTCTCTATCATCTCTTGTGCCGTCTCTAAACAATTTATTGGTTTGCATTAACAAATCCATAACATCTTGCTCATCAGCACATAGCCATATTTTCTTTTTTTCTAGTTGTGTTTTTAAATCAATAGCAATATTATTATTGACTATAGTGTTACCCTGAATAGGGAATATAACAGGAAGAGATTCAGCCCCTCCAATAGTTCTATTCCTCAAATCTCTTATTGTTTCTGTATTAACTAATTGAATACTATCATCCTTAATTATAGTAAACGGAGCATAATGTTCACCAGTTTCAGGGTCAATAGTTTCTTTAGTTAGTTCATCATAAACAGATATACCTGCGTTAAGGGTATCTAATACAATATAGTCAGCTTTAAATTCATAAAATAATTGTTTTATTCTTAAAGCTTGTAAAGATGTGCTAGTACCATTAAAAGACTCTGAATAAACGAAATTCCTTTGATAACCATAGTCTTCAGCAAAAGCAGAAATTAAATGAATAATAGTATTATCATTATCTCTTCCTGCTTTCATTGCAATATCAATAGAAATCACACGCAACTCATTTGCCATTTTATTTGCATAATGAGGATTAGATTTTCTTCCATATTTTACCACTTCATCTTTCCATAAAGGATAAAACGGTTGCTTTGTTCTTCTTATGCCATCAAAGTCTTTCAATATATAATAAGAATTATTACCTTCACCAATCATCTGATTTTCATATTCCATGGCAAAAGTATAACTATCCATAGTAGCCTTTTCACCAAAAATATCTTCTCTGGTCTTAATTCCACTATCAATAGACAGCCACAAATCATTAGCAGCTACAATAGACTTTTTATTGTTAACCATATTTGTAGCCTGCTCAACAATAGTCTTCCAAATCCAAGCGCTCTTCCACCACGCAGAAGATATATAAATTTGTTGTGATTGTTCCTGTGGTAGACTAGCATATTTTTCTAAACTTGTATATGGTGGTTTTCTTGAAACATTAAAAGGAATAATAACAGAATCAACTAAATTCTTATCTAACAAACGAAACTCTTCAAATATAATACAATTTGAACGCTCGCCTCTTGCTGAATCATTTAAAACTACTACTTTAATATAAGAGCCATTAGCAAAAACACAGTCCTGAATACCTTGTTTATCATGAATTTCTATTATCTCTTTTTTTAGAATAGGGGACATCTGCATTAATTCATTCTGAATCTTTTCAGTAATAATCAATGCAGCCTGACCACTCTTCTTTGCAACGATTACTATTTTCGTGCTAGGATATAATATGCATCTACATACACAATATAAAGCAGTAGTAAAACTCTTCGCATTTGCTCTGGCCGATATCCATACAAATTTATCATTAACACCCATCAAATGAAGTAATATTTTTTGATAAGGGAATAATTTGATTTTCAAATAATGTTGGACAAACATCTCTAAATTTCTTCTATAAAAAGTAACCCAATCAATTAATCTTTTCTTTCTCCTAAGGTCTTCCTTATCAAACATTGAAAAGGTGCCTTGCATATCAACACCTTTAAAAGCATCAGCAATCTTAGGATATTTTTTTGGTCTTCCCCTTTGTGCCATTAATTATTCACCATTAACATCTGGGAAATCTTTTGTACCCAACAAAAGATTTTTCAAAGGTCTCTTGATATGTTTATCCCAATAACTTTCTATACCATTAACATCAAAATAAACTGATGGGTCATCTAAATATTCAGCAGGTGATGTCTTTTCTATTTCAGCAATCCATGCACCAAAGCATTCAGTTGCTTCATTGTCTTTTCTATTTTTTAATAAAGTTTGTGGGTCGATTGCTAAAGATTTAATTAAATCCTGCTTTTGCTTTAATAAATCTTTAGTATCAGCACCACTTACATTTGCTTGTTCAATTTTTAAATCAATCTTGCATAAATCTTTAGTTAATGAAATCTGAGTAACAGTATCTTGCGGCGTACCATTAGCCCACTGATTGTAGAGCTGCCCTAGTCGAACATATTCTTCTTTAGAATATCCAGCGCCCCACTTGCCAATATCTGCCTTTGTTGTATTAATTAAAGCCTTTGTTTCAGGGTCTTCTTCTAATGAACCAGATTGAATAATATCTGAATCTAAAAAACCTTTATTTCTATATTGCGGCAAACGGACGCTTTTTATATATGAGTTAACCATATTTTTATAAGTGCCGTCTTTTTCAAGAATAGCCGATATACATCCCTCAGCTAACTTTTTGTTATATACTATATTAAGAACCCGACACAATCTATACAAAGCATCATACGGGTTCCCATATTTTTCTACATACTCAACATATAAATCATTCATACAATCCTTACAAATAGGCATACGTTCTGTTACACCATTAGCAACTGCGTGAAAATCATCTTCACTAAGACTTCTCCCGCATTTAAAACATTTCCATTTTACTGCAGCCATAATTTCACCAACTTTCTACAATAAGGTGGTTAGTATTACTAACCACCTATTACAGAATAATAGTATGTAAAAATTCACACGGATTATTTTCAGAGACAACAATAAAATTTTGAGATGGTCTTGAAGACCTTCTAACCTTCTTTGCATATTCATCAGAACCGCAAAGACATCCATTTGTAATAGTTATCTTGCCATAATCTTCTCTAAAATTAGGAGAATGATAATGGCCTATCAAACACATTGAATAATCTGCATGTAACATATTTGAAAGATGTTGAACAGCTTCAGAAGGTTTATCATCATGTCCATGAACACCAACAACGCCCCATCCATTAATTATAAATTCCATAATGCTTTCATCAATAGAATTATCATTAATTTCAATATTCTCATTATTTTTACATCTTTCTTTTAAATAAAAATCTATCATTCTATTGAAATTTTCTTTATCTAAACTTTCTTCTTTATTAGCAAAAATTCTGCCATGGTTATCTATTACACTATAATATCTAACATGAACTTCTTTACTAAGTTTATCTAAAAGCTCTGCTAATAATTCACTTGTTTCAATAGTCTGGCTAACAATATCCACTCTATTTTCTAAACGAATAGTAGTATGTATAATACCACTTAATAAGTCTCCTAAATTAGCCACAACTATTTCATCTATATTAAATTTATGAATATCATCAATAACAACATCTATTAATTTATTTATTCGTAAACGAGCAATGTCAGGATTATATACGTTGATTAAATGATTACAAACTAAACCATAATGCCAATCAGACAGACACAAGATTCCTTTATTGCTATCAGTCTTTATTTCAGAAACTTCTGTATTAATTAAAGGATGCACTTCGTTCAAAGCCTGTGCTGCCATCATTGCATATTCGCCAATAGTTTCAATTCTTGCAATTTCCCTTTTTAATCTAGAAAGGTAACTAAATTCATCAGCAAGCTTTATTCTTTTCTTGTCTATTTCAACTTCTCTTTTTTTAATTTCTTCAAACAAGATTTCATTATCTCTTTCTTGTTTTAAGTTTAACACATCATCTTCTTCAGTAGAAAGGATTAACATTTTACAGCCATAATATTCTCTTCTACTTACATCTTCAGAATGTTCTTTTCCAAAAACATATTTTATCCATTCAGAATAAGTTCCAGTATAAGTGCCATCTATTTTTGCAAGAACCATTCTTTTAATATATTCATAAGTAGATTCGTTTTCTTTTTTTAACCATTCACTATTCATTATAATCCTCCCCTAATAACCGCTTGTTTATCTCGATGCTTGCCCTCATAGCCCTCTTAAAAGAAAATGAATATTTTTCTCTTCTTTCAGAAACTTCCTTTTTACTCTTACGATAAACAGGCATTTTAACTTTTCTTAAATAAAAAGTTCCAAAGTTATATATATTTACAGAATAACCTTTTATCAATAAATCCTTTATGACATACGGGATTGCTTTAATTGCTTCATACGCTACGTCCTGATTTATTCCAGCTCTAGTAGCAACTAACTTTGCAAACTCGCCTTGTCTTACGGTCGGCATATCTTTAAAAGTTTTTCTTTCTTTATTAGGGTCTAGCTTAAAATTTCTTCTAGCCATATAACCACTCCTTTCTACAAAAATTATACAAAATTTAATGTATATTATAGTATTACCATAATATACCAACATCGTATAAAATTAATGTATATTATAGTATTATATCCATAATATATAAGAGCTACCATTTTATTTCAGAAAAGAACTTTATAAAATTATCATCGCTTAATATATATTCCCCTTCATTATTATCAAGACCAAAATTAACATATAACTTTCTTGTACATTTTGTAATATACCCATTCTTCCATTTAACATAATCTTCTACGTCTCTAATAAAATTTATTTTTAACATTTCTTTTAAAGCATAATTATAAAAGTTGCTAACACTACTATATCCTATCCATGCCGTAAAATCTTTTATATTTATATCAATAATATTATCAATGGCAAATATTTTTGAATAACACAGTATGCCAACCATGGCTCTTCTAACAGTTTTCTTTTTACTAAGTTTTTTAATATTATCTATTTCTTCTTGACTTATAACTACAGGAGAACTATTGATAGGTCTATATATCTCCAGTTCTTCTGTAATTAAATGTTTAACACTCAATTTAATATAAAGTTTATATTTATTAGCCCAAGAAAATATTAATTTTCTTATTTCCTTTTCGTCTGTGACTCCCTGTTGATAATAATATCTGGTGAGCAAACGACAAATGGTTCTCATCTGATATGGGTTTATATTTTCCCCTCTAAGAATTTCTTCAACTCTTTGCTGTTCATTAATCAATTTCAACATCCTCCCATTTGTAGTTTTCTCCTAAAACAGATATATCGCCATTTTTATCTCTTACTAATATTTTATCATTAACTTGTTTAATATTATTAACGACCCAATCTCCAGCGACACTCCATAATATTTTCTTTGTGCTTCTTGGATGAACCTCATAGCACAATTTAACAAGACAATTAACTATTAAAGCTTTATTTGAAGTTATATTTAAAAGTTTTTCCTTATACATATCATAATAATAATTCCAATTAATATCAAAAGTCATTGCTTGCTTTTTATTAAGATTCATATATTTCTTTATCCAATCTTTATTTTTCTCCCAATTATTACATTTACTTTTCTCTAATAATAATCTTCTTATTGTTTTATTAAAATCCAAATAAACATCAGATATCTTCCGAAAAACCTCTTCATCGTCTTCAATAGCACTATTTATCATAATGTGATAATCAAAATCTTCTTTAAACTTTCTATTCTTTTTAGTGTTTTCCCAACGTTCTATGTCAAAACATAAACCATTCATATTACTATGATACTTATTAAACTCATGAAGCTTAGTATAATAATCACCAGCAAACTGCATAAAGTAAGGAAGAGGTCTGGCATACTTACTAATCTGCTTAGGTAAACTAAATCTAACACCACATTTTGCTGCATCTATTTCTTTACCTGTCATTACACTTAATGTCGCAATATAGTCATCGTGTATTTTTCTTGTACGCTCAGTCTTTTTCATCTTATTATGATAACAGGTAGCATAATTAGAATATTCACCTATACGATTATCAAGGTTATGGAGAATAAGGTCACAAATATTTTCTTCATTATACGGCCGAGGACTAATGGTAATCTTATCATCAATATCCATTACCATCGGGATAGACATATCTACTCCCTTTATCATCAAAGGTTCGTCTAACACAAATAAAATGTCACCGTCGAAATCCATCCCGTTTAATCTGTTCATATGAGGGCTGTACATATCTACCATACAAACATTCTGCAAATCCCCAATATATTCCTTTATTAATTCATTTTCTTCCATAGTAACAACATCATGCTCGCTACTTGTTATATGTGGATTCCTAGTAATAAGATATTTTTTGCCAACCTCATAGCCAATCTTACCTTGCGTCCATATCTGTTGCTTGCCCAGACATCCTTTCATTTCCAAGCCGCCGACATGTTCCATAAAAGCAATAAGGTCTGGAACCGCAAATTTAAAGCACCCCTTCAACCATATCTTTCCAGCTTTAGCCTCATCTACATAGCCTTTAATAAGATGTTTGATATTATTTCTTACTCCCTCTTCCTGCAGCATTCTAAAGTCTTTCTCTACTGCTTTAGTATATGCACTAACTGCCTTATTCGTTCCATTAACCAAACCAAGGAATGACAGCATATAAGTAATATCTCCATCCATAATATTCTCAAAATAATCCATGGTAACATCACTTAAATGTTTAAAGTCTGCATAATCCAGTTTAAGGTCTTGAAGAATTTGGTAATTCCCTCTGGTATAATACTTCTCGTCGTCCATGCTAAAATTATATTTAGCAATCCCCAGACGATGATTATATTTCTCAAACATTTCCCAGTAATAATCCCAGTCTCTATAATCATCATAGTTCTTAAAATACTTATACCCTTTATACATAGATTCATCCATAATTATCATAGGCTCATAGACACTATGCTCTACACCCCACATATCTTTAATCCATTCTATTCCTCTGTCTGTAAAGAATTTAGTATAATCTATTTTATGAACGCACCCCTTAATATACGGTGCCCTTATTATACAAGAGTTAAAGCTGTCACCAAATCCAAACTCATCTGAGATTCGTTTTGCTATTACTGGATGCATTATCCCACATCCATCAAAACAATTCTCCTTAATATCCCTAACGTCGTCCTTAATAACTTTCTTTTTGTATTTTATAAGCTCTCCAGCCTCATTTAAAAAATCTGCCTGCTCGTCTGCCAAATATCTTATTCTAACGTCTTTTATAATATTGTCAGCCTCTTTGACCACGATTATCTTAGGGGTATAATTCTCTAATATAAAACAACTGCTTAGCATTAACCCTCTATAAGCTCTGTATTTACTAACTACAGTTTCCTCAACATAATTGCCCATCTTTATAATCTCATTAATTTTATTTCTTATCCTAAAGTCAATGAAACTTAATATGGCATTTCTGGTCATACTGCTGGAGCTTTCACATATTACAAATCTTGTGCCATTAACTATAAACCCGTTCTTTAATATTTCTTTTAATTTGTCTGCTTTCTCAGTGCTTCCTGTCTGCTTTACTTTATTACATTCTACAAAAACAATATATTTATTAAATTTTTCAAAATCATTATTAACTAATCTTATTTGTCTAAACAATAAATTGTCCTGCTGCAACTTCTTATGTTCTTCAATTTCCTGCTCGCTTAAATATATATATCCATCATTTAAAAATATTTCGTCTATTTGAAAGTTTAATACTGCATATAACTTTGGAGACTTCATAAAACACCTCCTGTCTTGTCATCCTTTAATACATTTGGTAATACAAATCATTCTTATTGCATTGAAGTCTTTTTATTAATTATATAATCTGTACAATATTATAGGAGCTTTATCCCCATAATACCCTAATGCCCTGATAGTATTATAGTCTACCCATTCAACAGCTTCTTCTTCACTCATTCCCTGCTCTTTAATCAAATACTCTATCATTAAATCATAATCATATATCGCTCTATAATCACTTGAATATCCTATTAATGCTGAATCATAATCAAAATTATCAAATATTATTACTTCTTCTCCATCTAACATCTCTTCTAATTTTTCCTTATTCTTCATACTCTTCCCACTCCTCTAACTGGTATTGGTACCACCATTCCATATCATTATAAATATCTAAATAATTATCATCATCTTTTATTTCTTTATTATAATACATCTCTTTCCAGTAATATTCTCTATCTATAATAATATCTAACTCATTCACTATATTTCTCCTTTCTATGTAAGTATTCTTACATATATATTATACCATTTTTTACTATACAAGTATAGTTATATATTACTTTATTATTAATTATATATATAATATATTTCTTTCTTTTATCTTTCTTTTCTTTGCTACTTTCTTTTCTTTCTCTTTTCTTTCTTGCCTAAATAACTTTGCGAAGCAAAGTATAAAAAAATAAAATTTACTATTGACAAAATATTTACAGCATGTTATAGTGTGAGTGTAAGGGTTAATTCTTATATGAATTAATTTCAAAGGTAGGGGGTAGGGGATATTGGTACTCGGTGTAAAAATATTGATACTCGGTGTATGGAAATTGATTATCTCGGTGTATGGAAGTACACAGAATGTTGAGGGTCGTTGCCCTTATGATGAAATTGCCAACGGGGCGGGACGGCAACCGCAACGTTGACAGCCATCACAGAGAAAAAATGAAAGCGAGGTAAAAAGTATGGCAACAAAGACAGAACAGATTTTGATGAGTGTAACAGGACGTATTATCGCACCACTCCACACGGATGAGAACAAAGGCAACGGGAAAGCACGTCATAATAGCGACGTACACAACGACGCCTACACCTTCAACGCTACAGAATTTATGCTTAATAATACTGTAAAACGTTTAGTACAGTCTCAGGGTTACAAGAACGGTTACAAGTTAATTCAGACTTGTAAGGTAAGTGAGATGCCTAGACAGATTGAAAGAGTACAGATATTCGTGAATATTTGTAAAGAGATGAACACCGAAGACAGACAGTTTGATGGTATCGCTACATTCGTAGAAGAACGGTTAACGATATTCGCCGAAAGAGTTGACGGTGTAATCATCGACAGACAGCCAGTAAGTGACATCTACTGGCACGCTAACCCTGGCATGATAGTTACTGGAACCCTTTAAAAAGGGTTTCGGTAACCAACAGATAAAACATATATAGGAGGTAAATACAATGGAAAGAGATATGTTTGAAGTAATGGATAGTGAGTTTTTAAAGGAACAGATAAAGATATCAAGAGACATCAAGAACGGTAGAAGAGCACGCTTCGAGTTAAACAAAAAGCATTGGGACAAAGCAAGGGAAGAACGCAACGCAAAGCGCAAGGCTTGGAAACAAGCCAACGCTTAAGCGCTCTACCTCATCAAGAATAAAGCCGACGGCGTGACGCCGTGAAGAGTGAGGGTCGACGGCTGACCCTCTAGAACAGAGGACAACACAATGAAGGGACATTTATTTGAAGAGAACATTGAAGAGTTAACAGAGTTAACAGAGAGAGTATACAATCTTCGGTTAATATATAAGAAGAAGGGTAACACAACGATAGCCTCATTATTAAAAAGTATCGCCGACGATTATAACGAACGGCTTGCAGGGTTAGAAATTGATATCAACAATTATGAAAAATGGATTGAAGAAGATATCGACAAAACCAAAAATGAAATTCTCCAACGGTTAAGACGATTATAAATCGTCTTTTCTTTTTGCTATTTTGGAATCTATAAACCGTCACGCATTTTCAAGCGTTTTAAGAGGGATTTTCATTAGGACGATATCTAAGTCACGTAAATTGAAAACGGCGTTTGTAGATGGGTTTACGGGTCTTATATGGCATTTTACGTTTTAGTATTCAATTTATATTTTACGTTTTATAATTCTTTATTCTCATTTTAAAAAATCTACTATATAGTAAAAAATTTTAAAGCGCTTTTTACTTTTTGAAATTATAAAATCTCATTCCTAAAAAATTTACTAGCTAGTAAAAAATTGAATGTTGAATTCAGTTTCCGATTATGCTATTGTAGAAGTAGGAGGACAAAACAGATGTTTGAAATCATATCTCAAATTAAAATTACTTATTCCGATTTAAGAAATTGGATAGGAAAAAGAACATTCCATATTGCAGAACGTGAGCGCCGTTTCCAAAAGGTAGACTTAAAACACATACGTATATTTAAAGTTTTTGTTATAAATACGGGACATAAAAACGGATATGAAATTCACGTATTAACTTGCAATGCTGAAATCCTAATATTCAATTACAGAACGCATAAGTTTATTACAGTATTGCTTGCAAGACCAGCACAATTAATGCGCTATGCTTGGATTCCTAATTACATATTACAAAAAGCAAAACAGAATTGCGAAAACGGATATAATTATTTATAATCCGTTTTTTCTTTTCCTCTTTAAAAATTTACTATATAGTAAAAAAATAATTCTTGCAATTGATTTGAAATATGCTATACTAGAATTAGAAAGCGAGGTTCAGAAAATGAAAACCATTAAGACAACTTACATTTCAAAAAGGAATTACGATTTATATTTTTACAATCCAGAATTTACATTCACTACAAAAATTAATGATGTATCTATTACGGATTGCATTATTGAAACACAGAATTTAATGAGAGAACATAATTTTGAAAGTGCTGATATTGTAGACAGTTATACGGGTGAAGTATTATTCAGTTTTGAGACTGAATAATCTTTAGAAAAAAATCTACTATATAGTAGAAAAATATTTCTTGACAAAAATATTGTCGCCGTGATATTATAAAGGTGTCAAAGGGGATGAGGACAAAAAAGTTAAAAATACCTCTTGACAAAGTAGCAAAGTTATGCTATAATATAATTGTAAAAAGGGAAGAACCCTAAAGGAGAGAAACATGGAAAACAATTTATTTGAATTAAGCGCACGTTATGATAGCAGAAAATCATTTTATGGAAAAGCTCAGGTTTTAGAAAACGGAAATCATTTAACCCTTTTCAGTTATGGAACCAAGGTCGCTGAGATGGATAACGGAAAGTATATTTCATTAGGTTATGAGGGTTACAGTCAGACAACCAACAGACATATTAGAGAATTTAGAAAACAGTTTGAAAGATAGAAATCGGGAAACCGATTTTCTTTTTGCCAAAGAAAATTTACTATATAGTATAAAATTTTACATTGACAATTTACATCAGATATTGTATAATATAATTGTCAAAAGGGGAAAAGAAAAATATTTAAATAAACCTCTTGACAAAGTAAATAAAATGTTGTATAATATAGTTGTAATAAAGGAGAAAAGATTATGTTAGTAGCATTGGGAATTGTAGCAAGTTGCTTATTAGTCAGTATTATTTTAGTTTTAAAGATTAAAACAATTTTAAAGTAATACTGTTCGTATAGAATAAAAAGATAGGTTCGTTTTTTCCTGTTTCTGTTTTTACCTCCACCTATCTTTTTATTTTGCAAAAATAAATTTACTATATAGTATTTATTTTTACAATCGTGTTTTATTTTTTACTTTTTATTTTTAAAATTTACTATTGACAAATCCCTTTTACTATGCTATAATATAATTGTAAAAGAGGTAAAGAAGATGAAGTTAAACAAGAAAGAAAAAGAACTAATCAACAAGGCTAACGAAAGCCTCGCACAGAAGAGCACCACATACGCAAGTGAAGCGCACCGTGCAGACCGTTGGACACGCTCAAATATATTCAGAAACAAAAAGGCTTACACCAGAAAGGAGAAACACAAAAAGCCTTTTTAATTTTTATATACATTAAAATTTACTATATAGTATTTTATATTCAAAAACCTAAAAATAAAATTTATAAAAAAGTTTACGTTTTACTATTGACAAATTACAGTTTATATGATATAATCAAGACGTAAAAGATAAATAGGAGGCATATATGAGAAAATTATCTGTATTAGATTATTTAAATGAAACGGGACTGTTAGAGACTATTGCTTATTGTGGACGGTATACTTATATCCCCAACACAATAGAAGGCTTACTTGCCACGCTTGAAGACCTTGAGCTGAATTATTGGAGTTATGCAGAAGAAGACAAGGACGAGATTAAAAACCCTAAAGAAACGGTTTTAGTTGAAGACTTTTTACACGATAAAAGATACTTCGAATTATATGAAACTGTTGTCTGGTAACAGTTTCTTTATTATGAAAAATCTACTATATAGTAAAAAATTTATTTTGAAAAACATATTGACAAATAGATTATCATATACTATAATGTAAATGTAAATAAAGGAGGAACATTTACAAAATGACAACTAAGGAATTATTAAGCAGAGCAGAAGACTATATCAGCAGATATGCCACAGACCTTAATGAGGCACGTTTTAGTGGTGTCACGGGAGAGGACACCTCAGACATCTATGAGTGGCTAAGTTGTAAGTTAGCAGGTATGGAGCAACTGATGGGTTATCTATACCGTATAACAGAGGAGGAAGAAGAATAACCTCTTTTTTTATGGGTAGATATTTTTTACTATATAGTAGAAAAATATTTTTGAAAATATGTTGACATTGTTTAGTGAATGTGCTATTATATAAGTGTAGTTAGGGATGAGCCAAGCAGGGATGGGGCGCAGATGTTAGTAAGTCGCCAAAGGTCTCCCGTAAGTCTAGGTAAGACACTAAAAGCCTGACATAGCCTCGTGAAACTCGGTGGCAGGGATAGGGAGTATGAGAATGTAAGAAACCTAAACCGCAGGTGAGCCTCTCTGATTATTTCTACTCTTAATTATCGTATTATAAAAAAATAAAAAGAGTCAACTGGGATAACTACACTCCTTTTTATTTTGACTATAAAAAAATTACTATATAGTAAAAAAATAATTGTTGACATTGATAGTTTACTATGCTATTATGTAAGTGTGCCAAGGGGAACAGAAAACAAAATTTCAAAAAGTACTTGACAACAAAAAAGAATTGTGTTATTATAAAGGTGTAAAGAGAGGTAAGACAAATGAAAACAACTTTAAAAGATATTAAAAACACAAACGCAATTGATGTAACTTATTTATCAGCAGAAGAACTTTACAAGTTAGAAAAAGAAGAAGGATGGTTTAATGAAGTTGCTTATAGTACAGGGACTTATGGTGTGACTGGTAAAGTTGTGCAGGGTCGGAATAGTGGGAAATTATATAAGGCTTGCAGTAGAACAGTAGCGGTATTTATTTTATAAAAAGAAAAGAGGTAATCGAAATGTTAGAAACACCAAAGGATTATATTATATGGATTATTAAATGCTTAATTGCATTCCCTATTATATTTGTATTAGGTTTATTATTAGAGGCGTTATTTATGTAGCGTCTTTTATCTTTAAAGAAAAAATTTACTATATAGTAAAAAAATAAACCGTTGACAAAAACTATCGGGTGTGCTATTATTGAGGTGTAATCAGTTGAGAGCGTTAAAAAAATATTTCAAAAAAACTCTTGACAGATTATAAAAGATATGTTATAATAAAAGTGTAAAAGGAAATGAGGTAAACAAAATGACAGTAGTAGAATTAGTAAGAGTAATGGACAATCCTAAATTAGCAGAACCAGAATCACAAATCGTAACAGTAGTTTGTGAAAGTGATTATTATAATCACGATAAAAATCACAGTTACAGTTATTGGTATGGAACTATCAATGAAATATTAACCAAGTACAATAACGGATTGTTACAAGGGTTAGGCAATGCAGAGGTAGTAAAATTAACCACCACATATGACTATGACCTAGAAGAAACAATCCCACAGATAATAGCAACAGACTTCTAAGAGGTCTGTTTTTTTTTTGTGCGCAACCAACCACCGAGTAATACTCGGTTAATGAAATTTTTTACTATATAGTAGAAAATTTTTATCTTGACTTTTAACTTACAATATGTTATTATGGTGTTGTCAATAAGGAAAGGAATTGACAAAACGCATTTCAAAAAATATTTTTCCAAAAGGTATTGACAAATTGCAAAAAGTATGCTATTATTAAAGTGTAAAAAGGAGATAAGGAAATGACAGAGAGAGAAGTATTAGCAAACAGAACATTATATATGTTTAATAAGAAAAACGGAAAGTTGGTTAAATCAGCAAGCGGAATGGGACGTGGTATGTTAGGTATGTATGGTTTACAGAACACCACAAAAGGCAGAATATCAATCCTTGTGTTTGACGAAGACCATGTAATTGAAAGAATTTATATAGGTCGTGAAGGATGTCCTAAAGTAATCTATTTAGATAAAATGGGTTATGAAGAAACATCATTAGATGAATTTATCTTAGATGAACAGCACATTGATATGGATTGGTTAAAGGGTTTATTAAATTTACTAGGTGACTAGTAAATTTTTTATTATAAGATAAATCTACTATATAGTAAATTTTTATTTTGATTTGTTTATTTTATATTCATAATTCATAATTCATTATCACAATTTTTTACTAGCTAGTAGAAAAATTATTTTGAAAAATGTGTTGACTTTCACTTGCATTGGTGGTAAGATAAAGACGTAACCAAGGAGGACGACAGAATGAAAATAGTTACAGACTTAAAATTATTAGCAAGAGCAAACGGAAGTATTTGGGAAGATGGTGAACATATGTTTAAAAATGAACAACATAAAACATTATATAATCTAGCGCAATGTGCTGATATGATTGAAAGTCACCTTGCATATAATGATAATAGTTTTATGGAAAGTAGATATTCTAAAAAATTTATTGATGAATTAGGATATGAAACAGTAGAGACGTTATGGAATATTATGAAAGAATACTTTGATAGAAACTGTGTAGTTAAAAGAGGAGTTTATACAGATTGTGAGGGATTAACTTATAATAGTATTATAGACAGACAGGAAATGTAACAGTACTTGTTACATTTTTTTACAGATGAAAAAATTTACTATATAGTAAAAAAATTTTTGTTGACAACCTATTCTCAATATGGTATATTGGAGACGTACCAAGGGAATGGCACTTGAAAAATTAATTTGAAAATTTGAAATTTACCTATTGACAAATGTTTCTCAATGTGCTATAATGAAAGCGTAAAGGTGGTAAAGAGATATGAAAACATTAAAAGTTACTATTAAGACATTAAAAGAATTAAAAGACAATGATGGTTTAACATTAGTTAATGGAACACCTATTACATATAGTAATGGTTACCAAGTTGCTACGCATGGAATTGAAACAAAAAGCGCACGCTTTGCTTTAAAGACCATTAAAGAATTTGACGGCAATGCTGGTGTATGGTTCAGTAAAGGTATCTTTTATATAGACTATTCCTTTAGAGTAGAAACATTAGAAGAAGCCGTGAAGATTGGAAAAGAACACAATCAGCAGAGCATATTAGATTGGCAAACTATGGACTTAATCTGGCTATAGTCCATATGTTTATATTAACCTTCTACCCTAGTGAAGCGATAACACTTAAAACACCACCCCCTTCTCTATTATAAAAATTTACTATATAGCAAATAATTTTGTTTTACAATTTATAATTCAATTTAAAAATTTACTATCTAGTAAAAAAATTTATGCTTGACATTCTCATTCCCGTTTGCTATAATGAGGGCGTGAGTTGGGAAAGAGCACAACGAAAACAGAATTTGAAAATTGTTGTTGACAATCTTCTCAAACTATGCTATACTTAAGACGTAAACGAAAGTGAGGTACACATTATGAAAAAGGATTTATTAGACTTTTACTTTGATTTTGCTACAGACATTTTATTAAGTTTAAATTTAGATTGGGGAGAAGTATCAAGACTTTTAATAATGCCTAAAGCAAGTACACATACATTAGGATTATGTGAGCGCAATACAGATTGGTGGGGAAATTTTGATGGTACATTTACCATATCTTTAAACCCGTGTTTATTCCAAGATAAAGCGAATGAAGATATTATTATTCAGACTCTTTTACACGAATTAATTCATACAATGGATGGATGTTTTAACCATGGCAAAACATTTAAATACTATGCAAGCATTATTAATAATAAATACGGATATCATATTTCTCGTACAACAGATAGTTCAAAATACGGAGTTGAATTACCAGAACAGAAATTCAAATATGAAATTTGGTGTAACGTTTGCAATAAGAGAGTTGCAAGATACAAGAGAGAAACTAGAATTGTAAAGTTAATAGAGCGTGATGGTGGTTCAAATGTAAGGTGTAATTGTTGCAAGACAAAGGGACAATTCAAGTGTATAAGATTACACTAATTGCAAAACTAAAATGATACCCTATTGCAAAAACTAAAATTGAAAATTGGCAATCAGTTTTATGATTGTCTTTTTTTATTGTCTTAGAAAAATTTACTATATAGTAAATAATTTTTAAAATCTACTATATAGTATTTTTTTTAAAATTTTTACTAGGTAGTAGATTATACCCAATATACCCCTCCCCCCTATATTTTATGGTTTAAAATGTTTCACGTGAAACGTTTTTAAAAATGAGCGTTTTATGAGCGTTTGTGTTTAAAAAGTGAGCATATGCGCAATTTTAGGGGAAAATTAGGGGAAAAAGAACTATCCCACACCATTCCCATCCTACTCCCACACCACACTAACTCCCACTTTTACCCACATTTTACCACCAAAACATATACCCCCTACCCCTATTTTTGCTAACTAAAAATAAAAAAATAAACAGATAATTATATATATAAACTGAAAATCAAAAAATGAAAATGAAAATGATTTCCAATTTCAAAATTGCCTATTTACTGATAGCGTTTATAAATCTTTTTTACAGAGACTGAAAACAAGCATAGATATTTAATATCTTATCATAGGTTTTTGAAAAACCGATGAAGAGTTTTTGATTATTCTATATCAAGATTTTAAAAAACATATTTGAATTTTGAATTTAGGTATTGACAAATAAGATTAAATGTAGTATATTGTATTTACAGATACAGATTACTTTATTAAAGCAGAGAATAGAGTTTCTGTTATGGACATTTATAGAGTAACAAAGAAAAAGAGAAAAAGAAAAGAAAGAAAGAACCAAAGAAAGAAAAGAAAAAGAGAAAAAGAAATAAATATAGTATAAATATTATATATATATATATAGTGATATATAGATACATAAATATATAGAGATATATAGATACATACATACACATATAAATATATCTATGTATAAATTAATTAAATTAGTACTTGACAGATATATATAAATATGTTATATTAATATCGTAAAGGAGATATATTATGAGTAAATTATTTAAAGATTATATTGTATATTATTATGATAATAATACTGAAGAAATAGAAAGTATTATTATTCCTAATGTAATGATTATTAATGAAGATTATTATGGTGCTTATATTACTTTTATATATAAAGCAGATAATGATTTTAGTTATGAAAATTTAGGTAAATCAAATGAAATTACATTTAATACAGAAGATATAATAAATTATGAAATTCAGTATTGACTTTCATAATCAAATATGTTATACTTTAGACGTAGTTAAGAAAAGGAGATATATTAAATGAGAGTTACAGACAGAAAAGATTGGGAAAAATTATGGGTAGATGATAAAATATCTATGATACAGACAATGAGAAATAACCTTGCAAGTGATATTAAAAATGACTATAATCTTTTAAGTGTGACTATTCAAAAACAGATTATAGATATTGTTAACTATGAAAGAGATTATGAAAGACAGTTTGAAAAGTTTTCTTTAATGAGTGATAAAGAGGTTAATAAATGGTGTTATTATGATTTAAAAAAACGTGGTGCAATTGATTAAAAAAATGCTTGACAAGTATTGAAAAGTATGTTATACTTAAGACGTAATTGAAAAGGAGCGTGATATTATGATAGAGATTAGAGAAATGAGAGAAAAATTATTAAGTGCAAATAAAAAGATTAATATTGACTTGGATGAAATGGATTTGATTTTAAATTCTTTAGAACATAGCAGATATAACCATAAGGAAAAATGCGCACGTTTAGAGAATTGGTGTAGAAATCTGTTAACTGACATTGCCACAACATATTGTGAAACGATAATGTTTTGTGAAAATGTAAAAAATGGTATTGACAAAACAGAATAATTGTGTTATACTGAGTATGTAAATGAAAGGAAGGTATTAGAAATGATTAGAAAGTTAGTAGTAGATATTATGTGTTATTGTAAAAATCAACATCCGTTTGATTATAGTGATGAAGAGTGGTTTAATTTTACAATAGATACATTAGAAGACATTCAAGAGAACAGACTTGATACTCATATTAAGTACTTTGAAGACGAACTTAACCGCCTTGATGAACTTGAAGAGTATGAAGTTGAAGAAGCAAGAGATATCCTTAATAGATTAATTACTTATAAATTAAACTATTGGAATATGATTATGGATAATGTGCGAGAAAGTTTTTTGAAAAAAGATTAAAAAAGTACTTGACAGATATTGAAAAATGTGTTACAATTAAGACGTAAAGTTAAGAAAGGGTAAGAGTGATAAACGATGGAAATTAAGAAGTATACAGTTGGTGAAGATGAATTTGAATTTGTATGTGAATATTGGGAAACTAGTAGAGCATGGGGTCACAGAGTTACATTATTTATGAATGGTGTTGAAATTACTGAACATAAGGTTAGATATTATAACAGAACTTGGGAAAACTTTAGATATCAGTCATGCATGGTTGGTGCAATAAGTACTGAGATGGATGATATCATTGCTAGACATTTAGAAAGATATAAGAGACAGAATGATATTAAGCGTTTTAAAGCAGGCGAAAAGCAGAGCGTCATTGAAGAAATTAAAAAGAATGAACGCTATGTAACATTTAAAAAGTTATATGACTATGTAGGTAGCAGAGATGGAGACAGAGAGGGTATTATTGAATAGGTGATAACTATGGTAAAGAAGACTGATATTATTAAAGCAATTGAAGACGGCAGATTATATGACTTTGTAGCATGTGAATATTATCAGATGGACAAAAGTACTTTAGTAGACTTATGTAAAGAACTTGCTTATGCTATTTACAGTGTAAACAATAGTGATATTGACGCTGAATTATTAGAGAACTTAAGTGATGTTTGGGAAGATGAGCTTACTGAAGAGTCAGAAGAAGAAAATGAAAATTAGGTATTGACTTTTAGATTTGGATATGCTATAATGAAAACATGAAAGGAGATTTGTATGAATTATAATAAAATTTATAAAGTAACTATGGTAAGCAGAGACAGTAATTTTAAATTAAATAAATATGTTAATCAGTATATTCTTACATGCGATAATTGTGACGCTGATATGGAAATTAATTTAACGGGTAACTTATGTTTTAATACGGACTATATGGTTACGAAAAGAGTGCCAGTAACTGAAGTACACGACATTAATGATATATTGAGTTTTATTGATAGAAATAAAATTAATATATCTGACGATAGTATTGATGTTGATAATAATATATTTTGGGTTGGTGGCGAGTGTGATTATGGATTATCTTTTGAAAATTTAGAACGGCTAGGTTGGAAAGAAGATTTAAAATTAGGTATTGACTTTTAGAAATCAATATGTTATAATGTAAACGTAAAAAGGAAAGTGAGGTATTGAAATGGAAAAGAAGATTTACAGAAATGGACAGGATGATATTGGATTTGAATTTAAGTATGAAGATGAGCACGATTTAAGAGTTACACTTGAGGGTTTAGCGTTTGAGTTATTATCTTTCATTGCTGAGTATGGAATGGAAGAAGAACTCATAGACCATTTAGAAAGTCCGACATATTATATTGGAGATGATTTTAAAGCAGAAATTGTTGAAGATATGGATGAGTATTTAGGTAGTGATTGGTATGAACATTTAGGAAAATAAGTGTTGACAATCAAAAGAAATTGTGTTATAATGTAGACGTAAAGTTAAGAAAGGTTAAATAGGGTGATTAGAATGACAAATATAGAAATTAAGATTAAGAATTTAGAAAACGAAATTGCTAGACTGAAAAGCGAAAGCGAATTACAGAACAGACTAGAACATATTAAGCAGATGGCAAACAAGAGAGACTTAAGCCGTGAAGAAGAAGTCAATAATCTTATTCATGAATATGCAGATTTAAAAATGGATATTGACGATTTATTACCGAGAATTGTAAACATGATTACAGTATCACAGTGTTTAAAAGATAACGGATATAGTGCGAGTGAATTCCATTATTATGGTTTAAGTTTGTATAACAACAATAGCCGTGGAATAAGTATGGATTGTGTTATGGATTGTGGCAATCTGTATGATGGATTTGTAAAAGTAAAACCATTTATGAATGATGAAATTGGAGATTGGGATTTAAAAGTCGAGAATTGGTTTTATGAAATGTTAAATAAAGATGGTTATGGGCATGATTGGAGAGTAAAATATGCGAACCACATGTTACTTGCTATGAGAAAATTTATAGATAACTTTGAAAAGTTTGAAAATAAATTCTATGCATATGTTGAAAATCCTATATCAGTAAATTAGAAATACAGAAAGGAGATTTGAAAATGAAAACAGTAGAAACAAAATACAATTTGGAATTTACAAAAGAAGAAATTGAATTATTAGTTAAAGCATTAAATGGTGAATGCAAAAGTCGTGGAGAACGGATTACTGTTTTAAAAGATAGTACAACACAAAGTGATTGCATTAGAAGATGTAAACTTATTGAAGAGTATAAACCTTATAGGGAACTATTAGGGGAACTTGGAGATATTATTGGTATGCATTTTATGGGAAATGATTATTAAAAAGGAGATTTGAAAATGGAAATTAGAAGAGAAGAAGTTGAAAAGGTAATTAAGGAATTAGATAATCTATCCTTTATGGTTAATAACTATCACACTATGCAATTAGGTATGTTTATTTGGCAGAGATATGGTAGCCTTCGGGGAATTACTGAGGAGAATTTAAAAGAGATTGACAAGGTTTTAAGCAATCATGAAACATTATATGATTGGGGTCTTTTAGAAGACGTAGAAGATATTGTCAAGCCTTATTAATTAAAACGCTGTATAACCTCCGTATAAGCACGTAGAGAGAGATTTGAGGTTAACTTGATAAGTTATAAATGGTAACTAAAATCTTTCTCTAACGGCTTAAAAAGTGCCTTAAAATTGATTTTAGATTTTTGAAATTAGATATTGACAAATGTAAATCAATATGTTATAATGGATTTGTAAATGAAAGGTGGGTGTTTATGAACAGACTGATTAATATTAGAGATAGTTATGATGGACAAATAATTGTAACTTTAATTGTAAAAAGAGGTTGTGAAGTTGACGCTGATAAAATGCAAAAAGATATCACGAATTTGCAAGTTGAAAGTGAAAATGGAATATCTTATGTAGACATACTAGAATATATCATAACAAAATATGATAATATTATAGAACATATTATTAATGTAAGTGCAGATGAAGTAAGGACAATTTGGATTTAGAAAGTGAGGTACGAAAATGAAAGTTGGAGAAATGATTTCTGAATTATTGAGTAAAGTAGATACAGACGATTTAGAAAGTGAAGTATTAAGTATAGGAACGTGGTCGGGCACAGACCGTCCATGTGATTATACAATTAGAATAAGAAGTGGCAATGAAATTAAAGAAATTAATATCGGAGAAAAGAAGACTGAAACTGTAAATGAAAACTATGATTTTGAATTAAACATAAGTAAAGAATATCAGAAGAAAGAAGTATGGGATGAATGGGGCATGGCATATATATTTGGCGATAAACTTGGAGCTGAATATAATTATTATGTTGATGTTAATTATAAGCAAGATGGTACAGAAGAAAGAATTGACGCTAGTGCTATATATTTAATGTGGGAAGAAGATAATGGATTTTGGGAAACTGATACAGACTATTTTGAACATTATGAAATTGAATGGGATAAAGAAGACTGGGCAGAAAGATTAAAAAATAAAATGATTGAGTTTGTTAAGGAGAAGAAAAATGAAAACTTATAGAATTGGTTATAGTGGAACAGATGATTTTACAGAAACAGAATTTGACGCTGAAGATATGGCAGAATTATTTAATCTGTTTATAAATTATGCAATAGAAAATAATTTTCTAAACAATTTATTAGTAATAGAATATATAGAAGAGGTGGAAGATGATTATGAATAGAGTAAAAGAATTAGAAGTATTTGAAGTTGCCTTTATGCTTGGATATGATTTATTGCATACGGCTTTTGAAAATAGTGGCAATGCTGAAACTGATATTGTTTATAGTAGATGTTTAGAAATTGCAGAAGACTTTGTTAATAGTGAGTATGACAGATATGACAGAGGTTTATATACATGTGTATGTGAATACTTACAGTGGAGCGATA